TGATGATGGCCCGGAAAACGCACGTGTTCGACGTGTTTTGTTTCATGAGTTGATTTTTACCTTTATTATTTGTAAAGATCATGTTTTCATGAAAACCCACGGTAATCCTTCTGGTAACGGTCTCACTTCCATCTTAAATTCTTTTGTTGGTTTGTTACTTTTTATTATGTATTATATTCGCACCGTTCCAGCACGCCACCATAATGTGCTTTCTTTTTACCGTTTTGTTTACGCTGTCGTTTATGGCGACGACATTTTATTTACTGTGCGTACAGATTTATTTACCAGTTTTACTTTGGCCGGTTTTTGTGCTTACGTTTGTTCTATTGGTATGTGTTTGACTGATGCTGATAAAACTGGCAATCCTGTCTACAAATCAATTGACGACGTTTCTTTCTTAAAGCGCAAATTTCGAGTTTGTGGTTGTTATGTCTTTCCTCTTTTGAACATGGATTCCATATACAGTATGTTGAATTATGTCCGCAAACAACCAAATTTAACCCATGATCAAGCAATTGAAGTTAATGTTCAAACTGCATGTCGCTATGTTTTCTTTTATGGCGGCACACAATATGGACATTTTGTCAAGCAAATTCAATCTATCATGCATGCTTATATGTTTAATATGTGTTTACCTTCTTTTAATCAGTTATCTCATACTTATTTTGATGTTTCTTCTTCTTCCATGTATTCAACTCTTCTTCCTATCTGGCAAGATCAACAATAGATCTTCCCGTCAGCGGTGACGTTAAATACCCTTTTAACACTCATGATGTCTTCTTCCAATATAGTTCAAACGTCTACGGACACCCCAATGCGGGAAGCCCCTGTAAAAAGTGGCTCAACAAACGACAATGTTATACCCTCTACAGCCGAAGTGGCCCCTGGCCCTCCTCAACCGCGTCCTTTTCAACGGGCGACTGTTGATAAAACAACCCCTAAATTGACGTCTACAGACGAAAAGGGCATTGTTTTTGATGAACAAACACCTGTGTCTTCCCTCACAAATCTATATATCTCAAAAAAAAGTGGTGCTGTTTGTGAACCTGATTGGCATTGCAACGATATTTTTCGTACTCCTGTACGCGTTGCTTCCGGCACTTGGGCTTCAACAGCCGTAGCTGGTGCATTATTGTACCGCTTCGATTTTCCCGATCTTATTTTTAAGATAGATAGATTTACCAAAATGCTCAAACGCTTCACTTTTTTCCGTGGCACTTTTAAATTACGCATAGAACTTAACGGTACCGACATGCACGCTGGTCAGTTGCTGTTGGCTGTTCGTCCCAACACTTTATTGCCACGAGACCCTAGCAATGCTGTTACACCACCTTTAAATAATCTTATGCAGAACAACCATATTACTTTGCTCGCCCGTGCCAACACAGTGGCGGAAATTGATATTCCTTGGTATTCTATATATGATTACATGTCAACCGAAAATTCTCTTCCTGCACCATACACCGACTGTGCAAACGAGACCTATGCCACCGCTTGGCTTGTTGTTCGTAATAAGCTCAATCCCGGTACCACCGCTTCCACATCTTTAGGATGGACCGCATACGTTAACGCGTCTGACATTCACATGTCCATTCCCAAACCTTCTTTAGGTTTTGCTCAAGGTCTTATTGATGTCACTAATATAAATCAAACGCTTAACAATGTGACAGATTCCACGTTGCCTATTAACATGGAAGGTGATGATTTTGACGTTACTCTCTCGATCTTCCTACCGATCCTACCAATCCTACTTTAGTTACTCACCGCAATTTTTCTTCACTCTCTTCGTGCAAGGGCGTCGTTCCCACTGAACGTATGTCCATGTATCCTGAGACAATGACCATTTGTCGTTATTCATCTTTCGAGACCAATGTTGATGAGATGCTTCTTTCCAACCTCATCACTATACCATCCATGCTTACACCTTTTACCATTTCCACAACTTCCACATTTGGCACCATTTTATACAAAGTGCCTATTTCTCCTACAGTCGGCTACCAATACCAGGGCACGGGCTCTAGTGTTTTAAACAATTCTACCACTCTTGGCTATTTTGCCAACATGTTCGCTTATTGGCGTGG